AACGAACCTTGACATCACCTTTGAGAACGGAAGTACCAGCGAAAGTAAAAAGCATAAAGCCTCCTAGAAAGTTAACGAATGAAATGTATTGTAAACGAAAAACGGTTACTGGTCAACCACATCGACCCAGATGTTGCGACCGTAAACATTGTCTACCACAAACCCGGGCGAGCAAGGGCAAGAGCAACCGGCGTATTGGCTCCACTTGACTTTGGTATCTGGATTCCACCCTAACTGAGTGAACAGTTTGGGCAGCACTTCTTTGCGGTAGACGGTGTGTGGGCGAGTGTTGCGGTTGGACAGATTCGCCAACAGCGACTCGCCTTGCGGGTGAACATAGATACGAGTCTTGCTGTATTTGCCATGTTGCTCACCAACTTGAACTTTTGCTATTTGCATCGGATGCTCCTTGCTGCTATGTAGTTCAATTAAAATTTTCGGCTGTAATGTGTTCCAGATCTTCGCCGTGGAAGTCAGTGTAGATGCCCAGCACATGCCATTGCAAAAACTCTTTGATTTGAGCATCAGTAGGGGTCACACCGCCGTAAATCTCGGCAGATCGTTTGATGTTGTTTATGACGTTTTTTGGGACGTTAATGGTAACTTGCATTTGGAACTCCGGTTTGTTGCTGTGTATGTGTGTATTATAGCAGTTTGGACAATACGGGTCAACCGATTTCACCAACTTCAGTTGCGATTTCGTCTTCTGCTGGCATGCTTTCCAGCACATCATATACCATGCTCAACGGGATGCCCAAGCGACGAGCGATGCGAACAGGGTTCTCGCCCTCTTCCAACATCAGTTCGATTTCCATATACAGATCTGACATCTTGCTCATTTTTGATTACCCCAAATAGTGAGTGTGTACGATTACAACAAGGGCCAGATAGGCACCAACTACAATCCCAACTAGCAAACCTAATAAAAACATCTCGTGCTCCTCGTTGCGTATGTCCATATTATAGCAGTTCGAGCAATACCGGTCAACCCCACAAAAAAACCCTGCTCTGGGCAGGGTTTTTGTTGTTTTTCTGCAACTATCTGCTGCAAACTACAGTTGGCAATTTAGAAGTTGTATTCTACGCCCGCACCGTATTGTGTGACATCTGTGGTTGTGTCGATGAAACTCCAACGAGCATTGAAAGTCAATGCCTTGTTCATTGCATAAGCAACACCTACACCGCGCCCGGTTTTGCCAGTGTCGGTTTCACCGTAATTGGCCAGCACACTCAATTGGCTGGTGATTGCTTGGCTTACACCAATGCTCTTACCAGTTGTGCTTACATTAGATGCCACGTCGCTGCTGTACAGACCAAACACTGTGGTACCAGTACTGGCCAGGTTGTATTTCACACCAATGATATTGCTGGAACTAGAGATGCCATCGTCGTAACGAGCAAAGGTGGCACTGATTGGTCCTTGTGTATAGTCGATGCTGCCCGATGTGGTATTGGCGGTACCAGCGACTTCGCTGTTGGCCAATTGATAGTTAGCAGTGAATCCAGCGATAGGTGCGCTGCTCACAAACAATGCGTTCTGAACACGTGACCCTTGTGCATTATGCACAGTGCCCACGATAGTACCATAAGCATTACCAAACGAATCAAAGTTATCTAATGCACGAACTGCTGAGTGTTTATCACGGCCCATGCCCAAAGAACCCAGATTGTTGCTGAGATCAAATCGAGCAGTGCGGTCGCCTAGTGTAGTAGCACTTGGCGCATCTACAGCAACACCAGTTTCGAGAATGGCAGTAGCAGTGATACCACTACCAACATCACCGGTGGCTTTGAATCCCAAGCGAGTGGAATCATTGGTCAAGCGAGTAAGAGGGCTAGCGGTACCCAGGGTGTATGATTCTTCGTACACACGAACTTTGCCGTAGACGCTGACTTGAGGAGCGGTTTGTGCTGAAGCAGCACTTGCGGCCAATGCCAGGGCCAAGAGTAAAGCATATTTCTTCATGAAGTTTTCCTTTTTAAAAATTGTTAGGTGTGCTTGTGGCACAACATTACTTAGTAATAATACTGATATCCTTGCTATTTTACGACCAAATTGGCTGCTTCTGCCTCTGAATAGGTACTAGGAATCAGATTTGCCTGTGGCGGAACTGTATCTGGTGTACTAGGAATAGTAGTGTCAAATCCTATATTCACCGAACTAAGGAATGCCTCATTACGGCCTTGTCTCAAACAAGCCACTATGGCCTGCCCCCCTTGTGTGTTGAGATCAGCCACAGTCTCAAGGAATTGACTAGGCCCATTCTCTTCGGTGTCGAGTCCGTAATTAGGTAAGTTTTGTACAAACCCCATAATAGGTCCACGACCTGTGGACGGTAATGCACCGATATCGATAGTAGCCAATGATAGATTGGTTCTTTGCCGACTTAGACTCGCAGCCATGTCTGTGAAATTGGTATTGAGATTGCCACTCTGTGCAGGATAAGAACTTTGGATTCCAGATACTTCAGATGCTGCATTACTGATCAATGCATTCAATGCTGCATCCACATTGCCATAATTTCCTTCTCCTGGACCAGGAGGGATGACCACATTACCAAGATTACCCACATTATAGTCGCCATTCACCGTGGCTGTCATCCTGTTGTACGTCACAATCAATGTGCCAAATATGCCTGCTGTATTCATAGAGTTGATCGTAGTGGTTACATTGGTTAGATCACTGGTAAAAGGTATCCCCACTGCTGCTCCTAATAGATCAGTCAATACCAAGGTGCCATTGGGCCCAGAGCCAGTGGCATAATCCGCAGCATAAAATGCTGCCACCGATGCAGGCACGGCTTGTTGCAATGCAGATATAGCAGGAAGATCTCTAGTGGTCTCCATGTTACTGAAAGCTGCTGCTAATTGAGGTAAGGTAAGACCACTGACATTTTTAATCTGCTGTAAACTGACTTGGATGGCTTTGCTAGCCAAGGCCTGATCTGGTGGCACGATTCTACTCAGGCGTTGATAAGGTATAACAGTGAGACTACCTTGTACCAAAATAAACTGCGGTAGATAAAATAACAGTTTAGAATTTACCGTTGCTTGATTATTATCGTAAATGGCTCTCAACACCGATGTAGTATCTTGATTATAAACCCGTACTGTGAGGCTGGGATAACTGTTGGGAAATATCTTCACAGGGTTCAACAAATCCGCCATGGTTTTAATGTATGGTGTGGTCACCCTGAATATAGCCAACACTTGTTCCAAGTCTGTGCCAGTAATAGTGGTCATAGCCAAGTAGGCTCGTCGTTGTACTGAATCATCTACTTCGGCATCTGGATTGGTCAGTTGATCAATACCACTATCGGTGAGTCCTACCTGTGTTAATGCTGTGCTGATGCTGGGAGGTATATTGGTCACTGTGCTTAGTTGACGTAACAATGCTGCCGGAGAGCCAAAATTACCTAAATTATTGAGATCAATAAGATTGCCTAATGCAGTGAGATCTGCACCGAATGTTTCCATAGCCAAAGTCACATCAGTTAGACTACCGGTGATCAAACTATTCATAGTAGTAAATGTTGATCCTAGGTAAGTCTGGCTGTTGATGCTGCTATTGATATAATCATTGGTGGCGACCACATATCCCTGTGCAGCAGGGAACACCTGAGCAAAAACTGTGGTGCTACCATTACCAAGGTCTTGGGTTGCTTGTGAGTTGATTATACCTGTGAATCCCGACAAGGCGTTGGTACCTAAACTAGAATAGGCTGCGGGAGTATTGTCGGCCAACGCAGGCACAGTTCCTGTGCAAAATGTGACCATGTAACTTAATGTATTACCGCTAATGTTAGCAGCGGTATTAGAATAAGCAGCATTGACCGCGGTAAAATATGTCGAAATCAACGAAGTGCTATAGTATGCACTATCTGCCGCTGTCCATGTGTTGGCCACACTCACTCCATTATTATTGCTCAGTGTAGCACCGGCAATCATCTGTAACGGGGTTAATACACCAGTGACCATGTTTATGCGGCGAACACATCAAAGCTGCCAGTGGCTATGCGAGTGCATGCAAGTAATGGATCACCTATACGTGCTACAGGACGTCCGTTTACAAAAACTGAACGACTGCCCATAATAATTGGTGCCACATGTGGCGGGCATACCATTGGAGCCGGTAGCAAATGAGGACTACTGATATCTCCTAGGGCAGCCAAAGGTAACCCATTGACAAATACGTTAGGACTACCTGTGGCAATCACATAAGGACTGCAATGTGGTATTCCTATATCACCCAATCTCGCTACTGGTCTTCCCATACGCTTTCTCCATAAGTTGCATAAGACGATCTGGCCAGGCATCTATCTCTTCGTGCTGCTGGTGGGTATGCGGCCCTGGAGGAATTTCTGGAATGAATTCTAACACATGGTCTAGATCATCGGGTATGGATTCGTATTGATCATACACTTCAATAACATCATGCCGCATGATCACGAACCTATGTCCCATATTGTATTTATAGTAGAAAAATCACACCAATTGTATATTGGTGGTGCTTTGCATGTATTGGTCAGCAAAGGTTTTATCGCTGGCCACAGCCACGGTCACTGTAGTTTTGCTCAAAGAGATATCTTTGTCTGGTGACACAGTAAACAAATAAGGCATAAGCCCAGGACCTTTAGCACCCATGGCAATGACCATGGGTTTTGAAAGTTTGTAGTGTGTAGCAGTTTCTTCATTGAGTCTGGCCACTAGTTCCTCACCTGATGTGAGTTTGAATGTGACTACTTCATTTGCGCTGACGCCTTTATCTATTAACATTTAATCTCCGTATCCGCCGGCGGTTTCTTCAATGTATTTTCTCAGTTCTGTGAATCCGCCAACGTGATTGTTGTTCACAAAAATCTGTGGTACTGCTCTTGCTGTGGGCACTGCTGCCAACAGGTCTTCTCGGGTGTATCCATGCCCGATTTTCTTTTCTTCGTATGCGATGTTGCGTTGCTCTAATAGAGCTTTGGCTTGGTCGCAGAAGGTACAGTTGTCTTTGCTCCAGACTATGGCTTTCATTTTGTTTTTCCTTATAGATTGGGTAGTTGGTCGTAATCGAGACTTTCGCTCATCACGCCAATAACATAGTTAGTTGATTCGTTCTCTTGCAGTGCAGTTTGTTTCTTCGAAGTATCTGAATGCTTGTTGAACCATGGAATGGGTGTGTTTCTGGGTGCAGGAGATTGATACTTGATACCGATATCTTTAAGTGCTCCTACTGCTGTGTAATCCACAAAGTCTTTGAGAATATTGGCATTGAGACCAATCACCGGTCCTCGGTTAAACAAATAGTCCGCCCAGTCTTTTTCTTCTCGTATCACATCCATGTATAACTCGTATACCTCGGCTTCACATTCTGCTTTGGCTTCTGCGAAGCGCGGATCTTCTTTGATCACTTGGTTGATCATAAACGCTGTCCATTCTTTGTGCAACAGTTCATCCTGCAGGATCAAACTGATGATGTTACCATTACCGATGAAGATTTTGTTCTCCACCATGGCCAGGCTTGTGGCAAACGATACCATAAAACGGAATGCCTCTAGTGCGTAACTTGCGTGTAGTGCCATCCAAATTGCCCGGATGTGACTTTTTTCATTTACTGTTTTAGGATTGATCTCTTTGAAGCAATTGAGTTCGTGCAGTTTATCATAGTAGTTGCCCACCGAACTTGCCATGTCAACGATCTCTTGTGTGTCGTGAATGGTGTTGAACACTTCTTTGGGCACATTGTAAATATTGCGGATGATATGACTGTAACTGCGGCTATGGATGTTGGTCTCAAAGAAACTCCAGTTATACATCAAGGCTTCCAGTTCAGGCAGGCTCACACAGGGTGTGAATACCTGTGCTGGACCACGACCTTGTAAACTATCCAAGGCTGTTTGCCGCAATAGGTTTGAGGTGAAGATATGCTTCACAGCATCACTTGCATCTTTGAAGTCGTTGGCATCTTTGCTGAGACTAATCTCTTCAGGTACCCAAAAGAACCCACGAGCGGTCTGTTCGATCTTTTGTATCTTGTTGTATTTGACTTCTTCGAATCGTTGGATGGTAACTGGGCCCTCGGGGTCCAAGAACATCTTGCGATTGAGATAGTCTGTTTTTGTTGTTAGGTTGTATTGTGCTTTTGACATTTTATTTTTCTATTATTTCGATTGAAAATATTACACCGGTTTCTTTGATCCATTTATCCCAATATATCTGCCAGGTAGGATCTGTGGGTTTACCGATATCTAGTGTAGTTTTATCTTTCCATTCATATCCTACTTCAGGAACTAATGTTAACAACCCATCGTCTATCAACTGTTGTCTAAATGCTAATTGCCTCGACTGAGATTGTGCAAATTCATCTTGCTCTGCCGGTGTCAAGGTTTTGATCCAAGATGGAAATTGTATCGGGGTTGTTCCTTCGGGCCATGTGTATACAAATTTTGAAATTACTCCCATGTTTATTTCCTAAAGTTTGCATGCTTCGCAGTCTTCTGCATCATCAAAATCAATGGGCATGAGTGGTGCATCTTCTGCCACCTCTTTGCTACCTTGCTTGTTGATCAGGCTATAGTAAAAAGTTTTCAATCCCCACACATGCGATTGCATGAGGTTCTTGGCTATCAGTGTGGTAGGTACTTTGCGATCTGCAAAGTGTGCAGGGTTGTAGAATGTGTTGGTTGAAATACTTTGATCCACATATGCTGCGATCACTGCTGCGGTTTTGAGATAGCCTTCACAGTCCTTTTGTTCCCACATCATCTGATACTTGTTTTTCAATTTGTGATATTCAGGAACCACTTGCACAAAACTTCCTGCTTTGCTTTCTTTCACACTGATCAGACTCATTGGCATTTCAATACCATTGGTTGAGTTGATCACCACTGAACTGGATTCCACCGGTGCTACTGCCATCTGTGTAGCATTACGCACACCATGAGTTTTCATGTTGGTGCGTAGTGTTTCCCAATCCAGTTCGGGAGAAAAGTCAGTGAGTTCATTCACGCCCTTGGCTCGCAATTCCCAAGGAAATACTCCTTTGCCGTAGCGTGTGTGTTCGCTGCCTAAACATGCGCCGCGTTCTTGTGCCAATTCCACTGACGCTTCGGTGAGATAGAAAGCCATGTGTTCCATCCAAGATTTGATCTCAGCTAGAGCATCCTTCTCCCCGTAACGCAGGCCTCTCTTGGCGTGCCAGTAGGCAAGGTTTGTGATGCCGATGCCGAGTGGTCGGATCTCGTCGTTGGACAGTTTTGATTGGATGGATAAGAAGTCTTGGTAATCAAGAATGTTATTGAGACTGCGGTGCAGAATGCGGGCAGCACGGCGAATATCTTCTGGATTACTGAAGGCTCCCCAGTTGAGACTTCCCAATGTGCAAAGTGCGATGCGACCATCAGTATCATCCAGCCGCTTAAAGGAACGAGTAGGTAAAAGTATTTCACAGCAAAGGTTACTCTGGTAGATGGTGTGATATTCCGGATCAAACGGTCCTTGGTCCATCACATTGTCGATGAACACTAGATATATACGTCCAGTGTCTGTTCGTTCTTTGAGAATACCACTCTTGAAAACTTCTTCCGCAGCCATCGTCTTCTTACGCAGGCCTTTCTGCTTTTCATATTTGCAGTAAAGTTCTTCAAACAGTGCAGTATTTTTATAAAATGCTTCATATAAGTCAGGAACCTCGTT